CTACGAAATATACTACGGCGGCGCTGGTTCTGGGAAGAGCCACTTCATCGCGCAGAAGATACTGTATCGGATGCTCCGTGAGCGCGGGCATCGGTATCTGGTAGTTCGGAAGGTCGCGCGAACCAATCGGCACAGCACGTACGATCTTTTGCGAAGCGTTATAAGCGGATGGAAGCTGAACCCGCTGTTCAAGATTGACAAGACGGAGCTTGACATCACGCTACAAGTGCGCGGCATCTCCGAGAATCAGATACTCTTCACCGGCCTTGATGACGTGGAAAAGCTCAAATCCATCACCGGCATAACGGACATCTGGATCGAAGAGGCGAGCGAGATAACGCCGGAAGATTTTATGCAGCTCGACCTTCGGCTCCGAACCCGATCTAACTATCCGAACCAAATCATCTTATCGTTCAACCCGGTATCAGAGTATAGCTGGCTCAAGAAGCGGTTCTTCGATCAACACGTCGAGAACGCCTCGATCCTCAAGACAACGTACAAAGACAACCGATTCCTCGGAGACGACTACAAGCAAGTGGTTGAAGGGCTCAAAGACCAAGACCCGACGTATTACCAAATCTACGCGCTGGGCGAATGGGGATCCCCAAAGGGTTTGATCTACACTAACTGGCGGCTCACAAACGAGATGCCGAAAGCCGGAACGGTTACATACGGGCTCGACTTTGGGTTCAACAACCCGACGGCGCTCGTGGAGATACGCGAGTACGACGGCGAGATATACCTGCGGGAACTAATCTATCAGACGCACCTCACGAACGCGGAACTGATCGACAAGATAAAGCAACTCAACGTATTGGGCCGCATCTATTGCGACAGCGCCGAACCAAACCGTATCCAAGAGCTGAGGGCGGCGGGCTTAACCGCGATGCCGGCCAAGAAAGACGTGCTCAAAGGGATCGACTTTGCAAAGAGCCGCAAGCTCCGCGTCTACTCGGAGAGTTCAAACCTGATTAAAGAATTGCAATCGTACAAATGGCGGGAAGACAAAGACGGGCGCGTGCTCGATGAACCGGTAAAATTTCAGGATCACTTGATGGACGCGATGCGTTATGGCCTCTACACAGGCACAAAATCCGAATACACGGCATGGTGATAAGATGGCAGAACAGCAGAAAATAGACACAACGCAATATATCAGCCTCCTGGATCGCTTCTGGGAGATACTCGGCGTGATACTGAACGAAGATGACCTCGAGAACGAAGACAAAGAAAAGATGCTCACGCGCGACGAGACGATCAAGGCGGGGCTCAAATACACAACCAACAACATATACTCAGCAATCGGGCGGTACACGCATCCAGACGAACGTATCGACGAGGCGATTAACCAAGCGATTGACTTCTCGACGACATCTATCAGCAACGTGCTACAACGGATGATCTACGAGGCGCAGGGGTACGGGTACGCGGTTGGGGAGATCATCTACACGATCGCGGATGGTATCGTCAAGATATCGGATATTACACGATTGGCGCCGATACAATGCGCGTTTAAGGTTCAGCCAGACGAATCGCTCGCGGTTGAATACACTACCATCAAATACGGGAAGATTATACTCCCTCCTGAAAAGTGTCTTATCCTGCGAAACGGAGGCGGCATCTACGGTGAGAGCGTCCTTCGCCCCGTATTCTCGAGCTGGCAGTTCAAAACCGCGCTCAAGAAGTGGTGGGCGGTGGCGATGGAGAAGTTCGCGATTCCAACAGTGGTGGCCGAGAGCGCGGATCCCAATGCGGCGAGAGCAATCTTCGCATCGTGGTTCTCGAAGGCCGGCGTCTCCGTACCGATCGGCGACAAGATATCCACGCTGCAACCTGGGAGCGATATGGCGAGGAGCTTTCAAGATTCTATCGAGTACCTGAACACGCTTATCTTTCGAGGCTTGCAAGTGCCACAGCTGATATCATCGGCATCAGATACCGGCGCTTACGCGATGAGCAAAACGCATATGCAACTGTTCCAGGATACGATGCGGGCGCAGGCTTACAGCTACGCGAATCAAATGCTCGATCAGCTTGTTACACGGCTCATCGAGTACAACTTCGGACCGCAAGAAGATTATGGAGAGTTCACGGTCAACACACAACCAAGCGTTGAGGATAAAACGGCAATGGCCGGATACATAACCGCGTTGATTAGCGGTGGCGTGGTGGATCCCACGGAACCGTGGATCCGCGATATGTTATCCATCCCCGAATACGAAGGGGCGGTGATACCGGATGCCGACGGCGATAATGACAAAGACAGCGCTGACTTACGCGGAAAACAGGATAACACACTACCTGATGAGCCCGTGGAAGCGGCTACGACAGGCGGTAATTGATAACCGATCGATAACCTACGATATACTGCCCGAGTTCCAGAACGCGATAATGAGCGGCGTGATGACGGCGTTCTTGTACGGGCGCATCGCTGGATTCGGCGATATTGTGAAGCAAACGCGCGGAAAGCAACATCGCACACCGAACCGGAGATTTGCAACGCCCGACTGGAGCCAAACCGTCGCGGCGCTTAAAATCATACTCAAAAACGATTCAAAACTTGTCAAAGGATTGCTCGGAATTATCGGCACCAAACTCATCAAGAACGAAGCGGCAGCGTTTGACGAATACTTTCGCCCGAGCGAGAAGGCGATGGCCTTTATGAGCCAGTACACGGTGCAGCTCGCAGGGATTGAAGCGCAAGACACGCTGAAATACGTATCAGGGCTTATCAAAGATACGGTAGAGCAAGGAATGAGCGAGTCGCAGGCAACGGCCTACATCAGCAACAAGATTACGGATTTTGCGCGAGCACGGGCGAAGGCGATCGCAATCACAGAAGCGACGCGGGCGTATAACGTCGGGACGCTTGAAGAGTGTCAAGGCAGCACGATCCTCGAGGGATATCGTTTCAACGCGGTACTGGATATGCTCACGACGGATATATGTCGCGAACGCAATAACATATTCATCCCGGTGCACGATACAGGCGCGATCGCTTCCAATACGCCGCCGTTGCACGTCAACTGCCGTTCGAATCTCGAGCCGGTCACGAAGTATTCCAAGCGCAAGGAACAATACAAGAACATAAACGATACATATCTCAAGACAGAAACAAAGCAACGCCCTGAGGATATTGCGACGATACTCTCGGTGCTGAATCAATACTAAACATTCACCAAGTGAATAATAAACACAAAGAAGAGCCGGAAGGCTCTTTTTTGTTTGGGAGAGTGAAGAGAATGCACATCATACTATTCATCATCGGCGTGGGTCTTGGCCTCGGCCTTGGATTCTACGCGGGGATCACCGCAAAAGAAACGGCAAAAGAAGAGAAGGCGAGAAAATGGAAACGGCGCCGTTAGTCACGGTCGGGATCAATAACTACAACTACGGGCGGTATCTCGCACAGTGCATCGATTCGATGCTTGACCAGACACACCGCAATCTCGAGATCATTGTGTACGACGACTGCTCGACCGACGAATCCGGCGATGTGCTGAACCGTTATGCCGATCGCATTAAGATCATTCGGTCAGATATGAACTCAGGCCGCGTGTTGGAAGGCACAAACCGAATGATAGAAGAGGCGAAGGGCAAGTACATCTATTTCTACGACGCGGACGACTGGCTCGAACCGGACACGATCGCGGAATCGGTGAAGCTGATCGAATCTGATCCGCGGATAGATTACGTGTACTCAGGTTGCTGCGTGCATTACGAAGACGGCCGCTCGACGGAGATGTGGCCGGTTGAGGATTATGAAGCGAAAGACGCGGTACGGCGAACCTTCGAACGGCACGGGTCAAGTGTGCTCTCTTCGAAAGGATTGATGAGAGCGTCCTTCTTAAAGCGCCGCGGTTATATCAAGTATCTCGGATGCGACGTGGACACGATCAACACCATGCACTATCTTCGAATGGGCTTGCGTACCAAAGCGATCAACAAACCATTCCGCCACTATCGCATACACAAATCAAGCCATACGCACGGGATTGAACGGCGCATTCGAGCGATCAACGCGATCCTTCGATATATCGTCGATCATTTTGAGGACAGCGTGTATATGCCGCGAAATGCAACGATTAACCGTGCGGAATACCTGCGTAACTACTTCATGACGGTTGCCTCCAGTTATCTAAACAACCAATTGCCGAGTTTTATCCGTGTACCATCTATCCCTCGCGAGGAGATGCTGCGCTACTGTGCGCCGCTCTTCGAATCCGCGAGAATCTATGCGAAAGGAGCATAAAGAGAGATGTTAGTTAGCGTTGCAATGATTGTACGGGACGAGGAAAAGAACATAGAAAGGGCGCTCCGAAGCGTTCTACCAATCGCGGATGAGATAGTGATACTTGATACCGGTTCTGCTGATCGGACAAAAGAGATCATCATCGGGTTCAACGATCAAAAGATCAGACTGTATGACCACGAATGGAAAGAAGATTTCAGCGAGGCCAGAAACGCATCGATCGCTTTATGCGAGGGCGACTGGGTATTCATCTACGACGGCGATGAAGAACTTACGGAAGAGGCGCAAAAAGAACTCCGGCCATTGCTTGAATCTCAGCCACCGGAAGTTAAGACGGTTATGATGATTACGCGCAACATCATCACGGACACACTCCAAGACTCGCTCACACTCCCTCGAATATTCCGCCGCGGCACAATCTCCTACAAGTATGCGGTGCATAACCATCCGCAATATGAACAAGAGACCATCACCACGAACCTGATATCGAACCATTACGGTTATCAATGGACGCCGGAGCTCAGAGAAAAGAAGCGCAAGCGGCTTCTGTCGATGATGGAAAAGATGCTCAAAGACGACACACTCAGCGGGATGGAGCGGCTCTACTACAAGGCGCAGTATTACAAAACACTTCTTGTGTGTGAGCAGAAAGAAGAAGCCTATACGTACGGCAAGGCGTTGCTTGCGGAAGTGAGAACGACGAAGACCATCCCCGTAATGATGCACGACATCTTCGTGCTTCTCGGGTTGCAAGCGCTCGAATACAACGAACAAGACATCATCAGAGCGTGCATCTCGGCGGCGCGGTCAATGGCTCCCGATTGCCCGGACTCTTACATCGTTGAGGAATTGATGTATAACGCGCTCAAGCAACCTCTTAACGCCTTGAAAGCCTTTGAGACGTACACAGCGAAGGTTGCGGCTTTCGACAAGAGCAGGTGCCTGTTCACATTGCAATACGAGAAGTATCACGACGTCGCGCTGACCATCGGGGCAAAGGCCGCGATTGAGACCGGGATGATCGATATGGCGCTCGTGATTCTGCGGGATGTGAAGGCCACGACGATCACGACGTGGGCGGCGGATGAATTGATAAGAACACTCGCGCAAACGCAACACGCAAATGTCTTAAAACGCTTCGAACCGGCTATTATTAAACTCGCCGATCACGAACGGATCAATCTCTCGCCTTACTACTCTCGGTTGTACGGTGAAGCCAATCACGAGATGGCTACCAAACGCAAGAAGATTGCGATCATCGTCGCGCCGGGCCTTGCTTCATTCCTCCACGGCGTGCGGCATGAACTCGCGCGGGATTATATCGTGCAGACGGCGGTGGTAAGTGACATCGAACACGCGAAGCAGTACATCGACTGGGCTGATCTCGTTTGGTACGAATTTGG